GTTACCATCTGAATCAAGAGGTGTTACTACAATCTCTTCGTCAGGTTCTCTAGGTGTAGCTTCAGCATTAGACTCAAAGTCAATATCTTCTAATGGTACTCCTATAAAATCTTCATTGATAGCTGCAGTTACATCCGCATTCTGATCAGGTGTTAGGTTATTGTTGGTATCTACTGGAGCTGCGTCATCCTCTTGACGAGTAAGTAACATAGATTCCATTGCAGATGGGTCACCACCTAACCTACGCCAATAGTTAGCATATGTCTTGAACTGGTCGTTAGCTCGTGTAATCTCTGAGTAGTTTCTACCTAGAGCCTCAACACCCCAACCTTTACCACGTAACTCTGTTCGTTCACCCGTTGACAAAGCCCTACCACTATCTTTAATCATGCGGTAGATATTACCACCGTAATACTTATCAGCTTTATCTTGGAATAAACCACCAGCCCACTCTGAAGGACTTGTAGTTTTCTCAGCTTTCAGTTTAACCTCACCAATACCTGTCAATTCAAATACTGTACTCTCTACAATACCTTTCATTGTGGTAGCAAAGATATTAGACTGAGACTGTAGTGCATCCTTTAACTGGTTGACAGCAAGGGTATGGCCTTCAGGGTCTAACTTCTTGACAATATTTAGTTTGTCAAATACATCGTTGGCATATAATACATCCATTGTTTCTTTACTTAAGAGTTTGTTTGATGTACTGACGTTAACTGTAGCTTGACCAACACCATTCAAGAATGAATCTCTATGCTCAGGTTGGTTAAGGTTCACAGGTTCTGTTAACTTCACCTTAAAATCAAAAGCATTGTTTATTGCATTTAATCTGTCTTTGTCACTACGGTCTGTGGCTATTTCCAATTCTTCATTGTTGTGTAGTATGACAGCTGCACCAACTTCAGGTTCATCTAAACCGAATACATTTAAGTTAGTGTACACTGTGTCTTTAGTTTCTGTCTTTTCTAAAGTCTTTAAGATTTCAGGCCATTTACCAGCAACATAACTAGACCAATCAACTTTATCTGACAATAAAGCTTGAGCTAATTGAGGGTCTGTTTTACCTAACACTTTAGCTTGCTTTAGAAGGGCTGCAGATATTGGCTCCATTGCTGCCATAGTTTCAGCTGTAAGCATATCTTTGTCATACGTTTCAAGACGACCCAGAAGAGAATCTAATGTGTCAATCTGTGATTTAACAGGGGAGAACTCATCGGCTGTTATGTTAAGGGGTCTTGTAAGTTGAGACTTAGCTATATCAAAGCTAGTTCTTAGTTGAACCATAGACTCAGGGCTGACATCACCACCAGCTATTTCAGCTTGTAGACCTACTAGAGCTATTGCTCTAATGTTCTGTAGTATTTTGTTAGCATGAGGCATATATGACTCTTGGAATTCCATCTTGTCTATGTTAGATGCTGACGTTATATATAATGCCGCAGCTTCAGAAGTCTTCATATCATTTAAGGCTATAGTAGCTACATCTTGACTCGTGAAAGGTTTACCTGATTGACTTAACTTTTGTTCAGCTAGGAACATATATGCAGGGTTTTCTATTAACTGTTTGTTAGCTGCCTCAGCTGCTGCCATAGCAGGGTTAAAGGTTAGAGAACTTATGTCAACACCTGTACGCCTAAATACAGCATCAGCCTCACCGTCACCTAATTGAAAACCTAAAGATTCATATGAGGATACAGCTGAGTTAATACCAGCCTTAAGACGTGTTGGGTCTGTTACACCTTTAAGCTTGTCTAGCTGTGTGACAAAATTAGCAAAACCAGCTTTATTCAAGGAAGCTTCTGTAGGTTTACCTCTAGTTTGTGCTTTGGAATATGCATCCATAGCACCAAACAAACCTTTTGTCAGGTTAGCCATGCCTTGAGCTGCAGCTGCTGAAGCACTGGCACTAGGTGCATTGACACCCTTCTCATAGGCTGTACCTTCGTCACCTAAATCCATAGCAAAACCTGCCATAATTACATATCCTTATTTTTGTTGTTGTTGGAAAACCTGTGCATCAAACTCAAGACCTAATCTTGTAGCATTTTTTATCATGTCAGGGAAGGTTTCACCTCGTGCAAGTCTCTTCTGAATCTGTACTTTTATCTGATTCGAGAAGGGTTGTGCCCAAAGCTCATCGTTTATCTCGTAGAAGAGTTTCTCACCTTTTAGCATATCATCTTTATTGCCCTCTGTCAAGAGCCTTATGGCATAATCAGACTTAGCCCTCATTCTTTTCTCGAAATCACGTACAACTTTAGTCTCTTTGTAGATCATTTCGTTTAAATCATAGAAGTTTTGTACAGGTGCTGGTGTCGCACCGAATAATACTGCAGCCCAAGTTATAGGGTCTAGGTCACCTACTGACAGCTTACGTGTACGGCTACGATAATTACCTGTTTCAATCAGTTCTTTTATCTTGACTGCTTTATCTGCAGTAGAAATGTTACGTACTAACTGTGTCAAATCCTCACGAGCTAGTTCACCTTGCCCTTTGAACATAGCAGAAAAGGCTGATGTAGCTACTTTGTACATGTCTCTTGCAATCTCACCAGATGGTCCAGTAAGTACTGTCATAAACTCATCATCAAAAAGTTTACGGTACGTGTCTACAAGCTGATCTACAGGAGCTACACGAGTAGCATATGCTGTTTCAGTCCCTAATAGCTCAGACAGTAAGGCATCAACAGCACCATACTTAATACGGTTAAACATCTTGACAGTCTCAGGGTCTTGAGGGTCATACCCAAGTTTCTCTGTGACGTAACCTGCAGATTTACCTAAGCCTAAACCTGTTAACCCGAACATCGGCCCCATTGCAGCAAACATGCGTATACGTTCACCAGCTGTAAAGTTACGACCAACTGTAATATTTTCTAATGCTCGTAAAGAAAACGATAACCACTGTGTTGGTACTCTCATTGGTCCTGACTGTGCAAAACTACGTGATGATGTAGTCATACGGAATGACAAATCTTGTTCACGGTTAGTAATCCAGAGTTTACCCTCAGGTGACAGTGGGTCAATTAATGGGCGTTTAGCTCTATGCTCTAGGAAAGCTGTAGTAAGAGCTGACATACGTGTAGCTCGTTCACCTTCCTTAAAGAATATAGTTGACTTGTCTAAGAACTTATTAGCATTATCTACAGCTTTACCTGTAAGAGTACTTGCAGCACCAAACTTCTGTGCTTGCTGAAGTTCTAAGATTTGTGTGTCAATAATGTTACGACCACTCTCATCAATGTACTGGATTAAACCCTTAAGTTCTGTCTCATCCATTAAACCTGCTTTGCTTAAACGTTTAATAGCTAAGTCACGGGCTGGTCCAACTGGTAGTTTAGTAATAATCAACATAGGTGCTGTTAGACCTAGGGCTTTACTGCCTTGTACTGGTGATACAGCTGCTATTGTTAATGCATGTAGTGACTGTAAAAAGAATTGGTCAGGGTTAAGGAAACCAAACTTAGAGTAGAACCCAACCTTCATAAGAGTAGACGATGGGTCAGTCTTAGCTAGATCGACCTTCATACCTGATTTCTCGAAAACATTCTCAGCTACTGAGTTACTAAAGGATTCCCACTTGTCACTTAACCATGTTGGTTGGTTGAGCCTACGTTTAATAACATCTTGTTGTTCACGTAACTGTGCTGCTGTGTCATTAAACTTACCTGTCTTAGTTACCTTAGCCCCTAAGAAACGATTAAGGAAATCACTCTCTGGAATACCTTTAGGGAACTCTACAATGTTAGGGTTGTTGTTAGCTAACTTAGTCCAACCTACAATAGCATTCTGTGATGCTGCACGGTTAGTATACCCGAACACCTCAGAACCGAACTGGTCTGCTATAGCTGATACAGGGCTTGCGTTGACAGCTTCCTTACCACCAAACTCAAACAATGGTGTGTCACCACGTTTAGTGTTTAGGCGAGTACCTACAACTTCACCGTAAGTAGAACCAGATAGAGATATATCCTCACCTTGGTCAACTATACTTACCTTCTCATCACGAGCTTTTGCTACAAACTCTTCTCTAAACTTAAAGTTGTACTTTGTACCTAAAGCAACTAAGTCTTCGTAGTCAACTATGTGTTTATTCCAAGAATTATTCTGTCTGATTACATCACCTAGGTCATCATACTCAGGTTTAGATAAGGCAAGCTTACCTATATCGTCAACACCTTGAGTATCCATAAGTGCTTTAACTTTACGGGTGATGTTGTTTATTTGTAAGACAGCTAACTGTGCTTGCTCTTTACCGAAAGAACCTAACAGTGTCTTAAATCCACCACTAATCTTGTTACCTGACACCAAGGTTTGTTCCTTAGTTGTACCAACAAACCAACGGAACTCAGCATTTGTACGAGGACCACCTACGTTGTAAGGCATAACATCCACACGTTCTAGTGCACGAGTAGACTTGACGTTAGTGACAAACAAATGATCCATATATGTACTAGGAACTTTAAATACGATTTGGTCTGGATTTAGTTCTGCTTTACGAATGCTACGTCCTGTAGCAAAGTCTAATACTAATTCGTCATCTGGTAGTTTTACTCTTACATTGTCAACACGGTAAACAATATCTGCAAAGTCATCTGTAAACTCAGCATATACACCACCCTCAGCTACAACTTTCTTAAGGCGATCACTTGATCTGATCTGCCAAGATGTATCACTGATGTCAATTATAGCATCATAAGCTTCTAAGGTTTGTTTGGATGGGGTACTACCGTACATAGTCTTGTACAATGCTTCAAAGCTTTCCTTAGTAGGAGCTTTACGTAAGTATGACAACTCACCATCTCTTAGTTGTGTCATAAAGTCACTTAGGTTCGTTCTCTCAGAACCCTTAACTTTGTTAATAATCTTCTGGTATGGTTTAACTAGGTCACCTACTAAAGCTTGACCAGCTTCAGCTTGCATAAACTTACCACCAATCTTCTCACCTAGACGAACAGTAGCTGGACCAAACATTTTATTAATTGAGTCACCAATAATACCACCCTTGTCAAACCTATCAGCTGCCTCAGGTAATTTAAGTATGTCTACTCGTTGTTCAGCTTCTATGAAGTAACCGTTACCCTCTTCTCTCTTGACAACCTTAAGACTTGGGTCACCCTCAGCTATAGCTTCAGCATCTCGTTTCAAACGGAAAGGAGCACCTGAGCCATTCTTACCCATACGAACCACAACCTTGTAGTCGTCTGATCCTTCGTCAAAGATTTTACGGCTGTTAACAACCACATCATTTGTACGGTTAGCTATATTAACAGCAATATCATCAGCTGCTTTGGCTATTGTTGATGCTGATACATACTCACCGAAAGAACCTCGACGGTTCATCTCTTCAATCTTTTCCATCAAGACTGTCTTACGGTTGTTCTGACGTAAGGTGACACCTGAGGGACGTGCTGATGGTCCTTGTACTGGGTCTAGTTCTTCAGGTAGGTTACGCCCTGCAGCTATCTCATCGACCTGTATACCCATGTCATCGACTGACTTAGATAGTACATTAGCTGCTGGTACTTCACCTTTAATGACAGCAACAGCATCTACAGGTCTACGTACTTTTGTCAGAGACAATAGCTTGTTTGCTGTAGTTGAGTTCTTACCAGCTTTGAGTGCTGTTGCAAGTGTTGTAGCACCTTTAAGATAACCTAAGGTAGCTATGTCAGCTACACCAAATACAGCATTAGCTCCAGCCATAGGATCATTACCTACGTATAGAGCATCGTTAGCTGACTTGTGTAAGTTCCATATAGAGTCAGTAGAGAAGATACCCTCACTCTTACGTTCCTTTACATACTCCTTAGCCCACTCCTCAAACTCACTAGGTTTAAGGCTTGTGAATGCCTCTCGTATGTCAACACCCTCACGATTAGAACGGAAGGTAACATTCTCGAAAGCACCTATTGTAATCTCACGTAAGATGTTAACGTCTAAGAATGTTAGAGCCTTAGATAAACCTGACTGATCGTTATCCTCTATCTCTCTTTGGATAAGACGATTCCATGTTTCCATGTTGGTGAGGGTACGAGCACCGTAAGGATTAATATCGTTGTCAGATAACATAAGGTTCTGCATGAGCATATACTCAGGTAAACCCATGTCCTCACCTTTGTCTTTACGGTTCTGGATTACTTCTGCAATGTCTTCAGGTTTTAGTCCATCGTTGTAGGCTTGGTCTATTGACAAATTATAGTCGAACTCACCACCTTCTGTCTTTACCACAGACGTATGGTTGGTGTCACCGTTAGCACGAGCCTCACGGATTTCATTCTCGTCACCATCTATTGCAATAGCTAACTCTTGAGCTTTAATAGTTTCAACTTCAGATAGTGGGTTAAACACTTCTGTTTCATTTTCTTCCTCTAGTTGTTGAGATAATGTTTGAGAGTTGAAAATAGAATCTTCAAGAGTCAAGATGTTAGCCATAATTTAGTTACCCTGCTGTTGATGATGTAATATAGTCACTTCCAGTACCAAAAGTTTTTTCACCTGCACTTAAAGAAGGTGGTCTTGAACCAATGTTACTAAAACCAAATTGAGCTACTTGCATACCAATGTTTGATATAGCTCCATATCTTTGGGATGCTGCTGTTTGTTGTGCAGCAAGACCTGACAACCCAGTAAACTGCTGACCTAACCCACTCATCATAGAACCAAAACCTAGGTTAGAACCAAGCTGAGATGACAAAGATGATATGCCGCCTTGGAATCCTGATGATGTTGCTACACCACGGCCTTGTGCAGATTGTTGTCCTCTTGCTCTAGCTATGATACTAGAACGTACAGCACTTCTACGTTGACGAGTGGCTGTTTGTTGTTGTTGCTGGATTTGAACTTGAGTAGCTTGTTGTGAAGCTTGTGCAGCTTGTTTAGCAGCTTTTGCTTGTTTCTGAGCACCTACTACTGCTACACCAGTACCTACAACTGCTGCCCCTATTGCTATGGTCGTTAATGCTGCCATTCTAAATCTCCTTTATGTACACGGACTCAGCCTTTTTATAGCCCATCCTAGTGTATAGATGTTCTAGGTTAGAGATACCTTCAATATCTCCCATACCTATTTGATTTGCGCCTTTGTCAATAGACCATTTTTCAAAAGCTTTTACTAATCTAATGGAGCTTGGTTTACCTCTATATTCTTTTGTAATAAACCATGCAAGTTCAGTAGATTGAACTTTGTGTGACATGTAAACTTCAATAACAAAACCTAGTATTGAACCTACAATTTCACCGTCTACTTCTAATACAAACAAAACCATGTTGTCGTTCAGTAAGGCTGAATTAAGGAATGCTTCTGTTTTATTCTTGTCCCAAGTATGTGTGCTGGGTGCTTCTTTAGAAAACTCTTTGGCTAGTATTAGAACATCAAAGATGTCTTCTTCTGTTGCTTCTCTAATTATAGTTGACATTAAAACCTATTGTTTCTACCTTGTACCAGACCCCAACCTAAAAGAATAAAGTCTTTGCCTTGTTCACTCTCATACTTGATACGTACAGAACGACCATGACCTCTTACTTTAAGTCTAGTTGTAATAACATCCTCAGGGTAATTAAAGGTTGCTAGATTGTCAGGGTCTACAACTACAGGGTGCTTCAGTCTGTATGCCTGTTGACCAGCACCAAAGTTAGAGTTGAAGTCCCATGCTGTTGACACAAGCAATGAGGATGGTCTGATTGATTCATACCCTGCTTGTTCACTACCAGTAAAACCTTCTTCTGTCAACCTAGAGTAAACTGCAATGTAGGGTGTATTCTTCTTAGCTATCAGGTCACCAACAAAGTCATACCCTGTCTCAGCAAAGGATGAGTAGTTAATACTACCCCAATCTAAGAAGTTAGTATCTGAGAATGTACCCATTGTAAGTTTGTTAGTAGCACCATCTCTTATAAGTAGAACAAGGGCTGGGTCACCAGTTGTAAAATCTGACACCTGAGTAGATATAACTTCGTCACCTGCGGATGTAACAACGTTATCACCCAATGAGGTAATGACATCTAAACCAAGTTCAGCTGCGCCAAACCCTGAGTAGAATGATAGGGCTACAACAGCATCTGAGTTAGAGGCTTCATCTGCTATTTTCCAAGGGTAGAAAGCCTGTAGTGTAAGGTCTAAGATAAGTATGTTGTTTAACTTAGCCTCTACAGTTTCCTCATTGTCAGGATATGCCCAATATATTTTCTTGTTTATATTGTCATATACACTTGTGACTTTAGACTTAGCTTCTGTAGAAATCTTATCCCAAAAGGATTGTATTGTTGGTATGGTTATATTCTGTTCTGAACCCTGACCTGATACTTCGTCAATGTTTAGTGTATGAATACCAAAACGTGACCACCAGAAAGGTAAGCCTTCAGCTTGAATAAATGTTTGTGGATTAAGTAAACCTATGTTAGACACACGGTTAACACCGTAAGCTGTGGCTGAGAAGATACCATCAACACCTGTAATCTGCCACACACCGTTCTCCGCAAAGATAAACAATGATGAACGAAAAGGATATAGAAGCTGTATGTTAACAGCATCTGGTATGTTTAGAACACCACCGTCAGTATCTAACAGGTCTGACAAATACTCAGCTGTTGGATCGTTCTGTTGGTGACAATTACCTAAGTCCTCTGTGTCTTCTACAAGACGAGAGAACAGGATTGTACCTGCATGTTTAGCACTTGTTAGACCTGCATAGAACACTCGACCTGAGAATGATGCAACGGATTTAAAACGAGATGATTCTGTTTCAGTAGCTAGACCACTACGTACTTTACTAAAGAAGTCTAGTATGAAGTGACCATTACCAGTTAAGGTTGTACCAGCAAATACCTTATCCCATTCAGCTTCGTCGTAGTTACCGTCTTGATCCTTACCTGCATACCAAGGGTGTGTCAGAGGCTTAGTGAAATCAGATGGACCACCACTCTGTCCCCACCCTGTATTCTTAGCATCGTATGTACGAGCTGCAGATGGTGAGTTGTCTTCTGTGCTATAAGTATCTGTGTCACCCTGCCAATCGAAGTCCCTGACCTTAAACGATATGGATGATACTGATATACTAGAACCATTGTATGACACAACAATAGTATTGATACCAGCTGAGGATACTACAAGGTTACCGTTAATACTAGCAAACTGACAGTTAGAGTTGTTAGCACCTGATGAACCTGAGAACTCATAAGAAGATAAGTTAACAGTACCACCCTGTATCTGTGCTGAGTACGGTAGTTCAGCTTTATTATAAAAATATAAAGTGTTGCCTTTTTGCACCACTAAGAACTCAAGAGCTGCGTTACCACCAACGTTTACCCAGTTACCTGTGTTAACTCTTTCGGAGTCACTGATGGTAAAGGATGACAGAACATTGTTACTCTCTAGAGCTACACCTTGTCGCCTACGCCGTGAACCATCACGTCGAAGATCACAGTTCAACTCATTAACAGAAGCACCTTCTGGAAACGTTAACTCAGCAGCCTCAGTGATAAGACCTTTGACAAAGTTGTTAACTGTCTTTTGTGTTAAGCTTTGGGCCATTCTCTACCGCCTTGCGTTGTTGTCTCTCTTTGCTGAAGTTCTCTCTCCGAACTGCCTGAGTCTCTCTTTTATTACTCAAGTACTTCGTGACAGCTTTCTTAGCTTCAGCTATGGATGAGTATCTACCGTTTAACTGGTGAGGTACTGTACCTACTTCTACTTTGACAATGAAGAATATAAATCCACCTAGTTCTTTTTCGATAATAAGGTTGGTTGCCATCTTATCTGACTTACAGACACACCTTTGGTTAGATGTATCTTCAATGAACTCTAACATTAAGTTCTCCCGTAAACTGGTCTTTTGTTTGCCTTCTTAGTATTGTGCATGTCATTCTGCACATAGGCTTTCAAACGTCTAGCTGACTGCTCAACCTTAGGGTCTGAACCACTCTTGAATAAAGAGAAGCAGGTAGACTTAGCCTCAGCTAAAAGGTAAGGTAGCATGTTGTCATCTAGGTCAGGCTCAAAGGAGTCAGTAATAGAGAACGTAGGATAAACAGAACCATATGCTCTTGTCTTGTCAGCTGCTAGTACAGAATCAATTGTACTGTCATATGAGTTCATTACAATGTGTTCATCATCGAAGGATGTGTAGTATGTTGGTTGTATGTCATTAAGAACGAACAGGTCTGTGTTACCCTGTTTGTCAGCAATCTTAAGTGAGTTAGGTGAGTGTTCGTCCATCTTAAGGATAAACTCTAATGGCTCAATATAGTAGATTGCCTTGTAGCTAGAACCTGCAGCTGATGTATTGTAGTGTATACTCTCGATCTGCTTAACGTTAGCTGGGTATTTAAAATGGGTGGGTCTTGTACTGTCTGACAAAGAGGTAAGCTTTAGGAGTTGCCTATGCTCAGGTATGTCACGAGCTGATACAATGTTATAGTATGCGTCTTCAATTACCGAAGCTACTTGTTGAGCTTCTATTGTGTCACTTATTGCGTTAACATCCTCTGAGTCCATATCACTCAGAATGCTTTGAACCATTTCTAGGAGTGTACGTTTCATTATGATCTATCCAATACAATTGTAAATCTTAGTTTAGCTTGGTTAGTGGATGCACCGTTACTAGATACTGTAATAAAACTATCTGCTGTAACTGTGTTATTTGTTGAAGGAGATAAGGTGTCAACATCACCAGCAGCTGAACCTGATGCTGTAATTGTAAGTGTACCCATAGAAGCAGCTGAAGAGTTCTTTACATCTACTGTGGCATCAGCTGAACTGATTGCACCTTCAAGAACTGTTATTACTTTAGATATTGTACCTGCGTAGGGTACTGGGATATGTACAGTCTCAACCGATGAGATATCCTCTAGGTATCCGTTAAGAGTTTCACCTACTAAGGTTTCTTTAGCTGTCCAAGCACCTGACCCTGAACCATTAGCTACATATACCCTACCAGCAGCTGCCGTTGCAGTACCTTTAGGTTCGTGAATGTAGGGGTCTGTAAGTGAACTGTGGTTTACGTTAGCCATTGTTATCTCTCCGTAGGGGTATATACTACTGGCCCTGCCAAGGTAAATATATTATACCGTAGTTTTAAACTTCTGTCAATAGAAAAGTAAGGTAGGGCTAACTAAAGCCCCACCCCTTATAGATAATTATACGTCAGGGTTAGTTACTACTGTAACGATACCTTCTGGACGGTACTTCTTAACACCGTAACGAGCTGTTGTAACATACTCATGACGTTGGAAGTCTTTGTTGTACTCATAGTCAACTTCTGGCATTTGTCTCCAAGCACCCACGAATGGGTTAGATGTTGGATCAGCTGAGAAGAATAGGTTAGCAACACCATTGTTAGATGAGAAGTCATTAGCTGTTGAGCCATCTTTCTCTACTAATGCTGCGTCAGCTACTGTTGACTTCAAGTAGTTAGATGTGTATACATCAAACCCATATACGTTAGCTACGAAACGCATACCTGTTGCAACACCTGCACTTACAATACCTTCAAACTTAGGGTTGTTTGATACGTTAGTAATGTTAGTTAATGTGTTTAACATGTATTCAGCTGATGGATCAACAATAGCAACCATACCACGATCTGCAACGTTTGACTTTTTCAAGGCATAACGAGCAAATGCGAAGTCAGCTAATTCTAAACGTCCAGCATTACCACCTGAGATACGGTGTGCAACACCATCAAGAGTTTCTGCTGAGTTAGCTGACACACCTACTTCTGGTGCTGAGAATGTTGTTGACTCGAAGTGTTCCATGATAGCACGTTCTTGCTCAGGAACAAATCTAGCTTCCAATTGTGCACTATAGAATGAATCTTGTGCAGCTTTCTTTGTCAAGTATGACGCAGACTGTAGGTATTGGTCTACAGTGAAAGCAAATTCAGCTGTGTCCATCGGTGTATATGCAACTTGTGTATCTTCTGTGTAGTTAGCAGTTACAGTTTTACCGATTGTTGGGATTGTAAATGAATCACCATCTGGGAATCCATCTAGCATACGCACGTATTTTTGTGCTTGCATTTCATCCCGAAGGATGTCTTTTAGTTCAGAAGAATAAACCTCTGCCCTGATTAAACGCTGTGTATCAGCATTTGAGGAAATCATACCAGCCATTGTGCTAGTCCTTTCTTAGAGTTTAGTTACCGAAATTATCCCCTAAACGCATTCTATCTTGTAATAGTTGTTGCTGCATTTTAGGTTCATAGTACTGGTTAGGGTTCTCTCGACGTAGCTTCTGGTAGTATTGCCAATTTCTATCCGTCGAGACTTGCATGTTGACACCCTCAGTGCGTACTGAGCCATTAACCATAGGGTTAAATGTTGGCTTAGGTTCACCGATCAGAGTGAAGAAGGCGTTAGGAGATTCAGAAGCAATTTCACTTAAACGATCCATTGACATTCCTAACTCTGCAGCTTTCTTCTTAACAACCTCTTCAGCATTAGTGCCAAAGCTTTTGTCAAGTTCCTCATCAACACGTTGTAGATTTGTCTTAGTGACAGCATCTGCTTCACGTTGAGTAAGTGTCTGTTCAACAAGGCTCTTCAGGTCTTCCTCACTGATGTTACGAGTGGTGTTCTCTCCGTCAGTGTTACTGTTGTTATTGTTGGGCACTCCATTATTCACTGCAGTAGATTCAGTGGCCTTTTTCTGGAGCTGTTCAAGAACTTCTTCCTGATACTCTTTCTTCTTCAAGTCTTCACGCATTTGTGTCAACTGACCTTCTAGAGTTTGGATATAGCCATCGGCTTCAATTTTACCTTTAGCTAGAACCTCAGGGTCTTTCCAGTTCTCTCCCTTTGCCTCTACGAGCTTTGACAAAAAAGAACCCTGTGGTGAGGTTTCTTCTTGTGTTTGCTCTGGCTGAGTGGTCTGTGTGGTTTCAGTTCCCTCAGTAAATACCATAATATTATTCCTTGTTTAAGTTAATAAGATCAAGCACAGTGGTTAGTGCTCGGTTGTATCCTATCCTGTCAGCTTGCTTATAAGCCCACGAGGGGCTGTCATAGTCTGCTGTAGGTAGGGTATCCTTTCGCATAGGCTCAAGAATCTCTTGTAGGCGTTCTAGGCTCTCACGGTTAGACATGATGCTCTGACGAACTGCCAATTTCTCTTCTTTAGTTTTACATTTGTTAAACCAAGCTGACTTCATTTATAAGCCCTTCTCGATTGCAATCTCTTGTTCTTCTTCGAATTGAACCTGAGCTTCTGTAGCAATCTTCTGTGTTTCCATTTGTTCTATGACAGTTATATTCTCAGAGAACAGTGCTGGTTCACCTAGCTCATCAGCTAAGATACGAGCAAACTCTTTACCTGACATATGTGCAGCAATGGTTGGGTCTTGTAGTTTAAGTTGGTACAGCTGTGTGATTGACTGTACACGTTGAGCACGTTCAGCAAAGTGACGAGCACCCATAGGGATGATCTTACCGTTAGCTGCTATGTCCTCTTTTGTTATCTGCTCAAAGAAGAATATGCCAGTGTCTTCGTTAAGTACTCTGATCGTATCAGCATAGTCCATGTTACGTCTGGCAGCTTCTAGCATTGTATTTAAGATTGGCTCTAAGAACACACGTTCAAAGTGAGCTGTCTTGTGCTGGAAGATACGACCTGCAGCTGTCATTAAGGACTGTACCTCAAAGGCTGTCTTCTCACCTGCACTACGGATACCCATAGCTTCACGAGGTGCACCAGCTAACATCTCCATCTTGTTCTCTAAACCTTGAATCTGGAAGTCAGCATTAAGTGCAGTTGAGTCAGGCACTAGGTAACCAACATCACCCTCATCACCTAAGTAGATACGAGCTGCTGGTTCAAAGTCGAAGTCCTCAACGTCACCCCGTATCTTAAGGATAGGGTATGCGATCTGGTCAAAGACATCAGCCTTTAAGTTCTCTAAGTGGTCAATACGGTACTGCATACCTACCAAGTTATCAAGAGGACCCATTGCATATAGGTTGTCAGGTCGTTCTCTCCAACCAGCATGGAAGACAGGTGACTTACCTAACCAGCTAGGGTTCTGTTCATTGGTGAGAATGTATGCACGGTCAACAACTGTAATGATACGGTTCTTGTGGAATGTATCAGTATCTTGGTCGTATATGTCACCGTAAAATGTTAGGACTTCAACATACTCAGACTCATAGTATTCCTGTAGGGATGAGAACCCATCTGCAATAAATGCTTGTGACTTAGCTACGTCAACATCGTTACCACTCGCAGCTGAACGGTTGACCAACATCTTATCGAAGATTTCTTCCATGTACTTGTTGTCAACTGTTTCAGCAATCTTACGTTTGATCTCACCTGTTGTCATAATAGATCGGACAATCTTAGGAGAGTTATCGAAGTCAGGTGCTAATGGATTAAAACAAATATCGAAAGGTGATATACGTACTAGCTTAGGGCCTATGTAGTTGACAACCCTTTCACCATCCTCATACGTTGTATAGTCTTTGACAAAATCAATAGTAGCAAAGCAATTACCATACTGGATGTAATCGTTGAGTATCTTGCTTGTTGTATTCTCGAAGTTGGACTGACGAACCTTGTTATCCATATAGGCTTGGATGACATCTCGTTTAGCTTTAGTGTTAGACTCTTGGTCTTCAGCTTCGAATCTGAACCAACGTTTCTGTGGAAACAAAGCTGAGAAGTAGTTAGCATGTAAGTTGTCAGCTATCTGTGTCAGCTTAGGTGTTGTCGTACTGTTAGTCCAAGGTAACTTAGAGTTAGATGTTGTACGAGTATCTGTAGCATAGATATAGTTACGTAACTCTTTCCATTCCTCTAGCTTAGGTTTTCTAGAATTATTCCATGATGTCCAACGGTCTGCAATATCAACTGCTACACTGTGAGGATTAATAATATTTTCGATGTCAACTGTTGTGCCAGCCATTAGAAGGAAACTCCACCAAATCTTGAATTAAATTGTACAACGTTATCTCGTGTACGTCTTACACTACGTGAGGGCTTTATAGCCATGTCTACCACAGAGGCCAATGCGTCGATTACGTCATCGTGTGGTGGGTTGCGAGAGGATAACTCTTCCTCTAGTATTTGAGTATTACCACCTCTGTAGTGCCACATACTAAGGTTGTCGTACCTAGGCTCTAAAGCTGAAGCTATACGTTCTTGTTTATTACCTTGGTTCTTGTTAGGTCTGTACTCTTCTATACTTATAGATAGACCGTGTTGTTTAACTAATTCTTTTAGCTGCTTAACGATTGCAACCTGAGCTACTGTTGTCTCAGCTCTCATCTTACGGAATGACCACTTGGTTGACAAATCAAATATGTGTTGGAAGTAATCAGATATACGGTCAGTCTTAAACCTGTCAATATCTAACACATACACATTATTCTCAGCATCTATTCCTATGACAACGATAGCTGTGTAGTCAGCTTTCTTAGATAAACTAAATGCGAAGTCAACTGCTGCATATACATTAAGTTTATTGTCTCTGTAGAACCAGTACCCATTGTCTTGTCTTAGGTGTTTACGGTCATAATACTGAAACTTATCACGACCTACAGGTACATTATCAGGATCACTTGGGTCATTGTAGTACTGTGCTCTAAACTGTCCTTTGTCTAAGTACTGTCCTCTTTTCTTAGCTAGGACTCGTATGTCGAACCCGAACCACTTACCGTCTTTCCTTTGAGTACGAGGCCATAGCATCTGCCCTGTACCATCACCACTATCTTCAACTGGCCTCTCAAAGATTTCATAGATGTTGTCATCACCTGTCTTATTACCGTCATCATCATACAAGTCTTCTGTCATCTGTAGAAGATCGTTATATAAGTCAGCTGGGTGGTAACGAGTACCTACTACCCACTCCTTTGCGTCAGCACCCTCAATGGATGACAAAAGAGAGTATTGGCTCTTAACTTTATTTCTGCCTTCACCTGTGTACGCATTCTCGTATACGACTATATCATCGAGTACAGCAATGTCGCAGTGCATCCCTGTAAGAGAAGTAGTAAGGCCGCCAGTAAAAACAGATGGGTCACGAACATTTTCTTTCTTACGATCAGGATGGTCTAGCATAATCTCTGAGTTTGTCCATCGGGTACGTTTGCCTTCGTCAGCATTGACATGATCAGGCCAGTACCTTGTGTATATCTCAGAAGTTAAGATACCCTTTATGAATCCTAATTGTTTCTCAGCTAGGTTAGCTGTTGCTGATATATACAGGATTCTAAGAGTTGGTTCTTTTGTTAATTCCCATGCTACACGATAAGCTATAAGTCTTGACTTACCGTGATCACGAGGAAACAGCAATAACTGATGTGACTTATGATCTGGTCTTGTCCACCAATCACAAACATCTTCGTGACATTGCCCTAGTACTTGTTCAGGTGCTATCAGTTTGATGAATGTTGCTAAGTCAGTCTCAGCTGCTTGTCTTATTTGGTCTATTGTTGCCATTATACCCCAAGTTGATTACGGTTGTCAACCTCAAAGTTTCTTTACTCAGCATCCGCAATAGTTAAAGTACCAGCTTCTACTTGCTTGAGTATTTCTGCGTAGTGACGATTAGCTGGGTCTAGTGGGACGAACATCTCTTGTCCGTCTATTGTTGCTTGGATGGAAGTGTTGTTATCATCCATATCAACAATGTATTGTGCTGTTGTAATTGTCATATTATTTTCCATGATTATAACTCCGCATCTGCTTTAACTTTTGCACTATAAACAAAGTTAGTACTAGAGGTAACGACTACTTGTTCAGCACAATTATTTAAGTTATTAGACTGTATCCCATGAGAAGATACACCTGCTCTAGTCCCTTCAGTAGTTGTTGATATTGTAGGGGTCGCCCTCTTTGTAACAGTATAGTTGTATTGAACTGAGTATGTACCTGAACTTGGGTCACCAACTCTAGAACTACCATTAGGTTCTTCATAATACCTTTGGCACTTCGCCAGTTCATCTCCGTATGACCTATGCTCGAATGGAGTTGCAGTGTCGCCGACCTCTAGTTGAAGTCCTGTGATGTATAGTGTAGCAGAAGCAGTTTCAACTAATTCTACTGATCCCGTAGAACCATAGTTTCCAGAAGAAGCCCATGAGCCAGCAGAAGATCGTAAACTTGACCCATTACCTAAATCAAAAGCAACTCTAAGTCCTACAGAGTTATTTGTTAACCAAGTTCCAGACGTGTCACCATCTACTGTAACAGTTTTTCTCTCCCATGTGTTTGCTGAATTAATAGTATACTCAAAAACATACGAACGATTTGTTGCGGCGTTTTGAAAAGCACCACTAAAAGTCCCTGTTAAAGAACTTTTTACATAAAATGACAATGTAAACTTTTGGGCATTGCTTGTGCCTAATGATAATCTTGAGCAGTCTAAACCCTCTGCTTCGTAGCGCATATAGTAATAATCACCAGATGCAATACTACTGTCTGCGGTGTTGACTGTAATCTTTAAACTGTTGCTAAACCCTAATGGAGCATCCGTAGATTGCTCATAGTAAAGAACACCGCCACCTCCTTGGTATTGATGGAAACGATCAACAACATAAGCGCCCTGAGAAGGTGGACTAAAACTCGTCCCACGTTGTGCCACTTGCATAGCACCATTGATTATCATATTCCTGTTCGACAAAGCCCCATCGTCATAGGCGTTACCCAAGTCTGCTAATTGTCTAGCTTTAGTCATAAGTTACTCCTTATGGTTTTGTAGGCCACGTGACATCATCTAGTGAAGTTGCACTTGATGTAATGTCACGTAGTGCTTGTCTGTATGCAGTCTGTGCAGAAGTCATTGTATGATCAGACCCTGCCCACCAATCAGTAGCTGCAATCAAACGATCACGTTCTGCTCTAAGTGCCTTCATAGGTTCAGCCGCAATAAGTTCATCTTTCTTAGCTGATACTGCCGACCAAGTTGTACCCCAATCAGATGGGTCTTGGCTCTCAATAGCTGAACCATTTGCATCTGCGCCAGTTACTTTGGCGTACATGGTTGTGAACTCAGCTTCTGTTGTTGGTTCGCCACGGAGTACCCACTCTGTAACACCCAACTCTGATAATGCTGTTGATATTGTTGTCATTTTATTTGGCCTCCTTTAGCCGTTATTTTTGTATTTCGTACACTACAAATGAAGATACTGATTGATAGTATGCACTATTATTAGCCTCAGATTTACCTCTATTGATAGCTCCACCATTGTAACAACTTGCTTGTATCAGCCATGTTATAGGAGTTGTTGTATCAGATGCAGATGTATTGTCTGCGTAATCACCACTCATATAGAAGGCTTGGTAAGAGTTTGTACCCCCAGTGTCTCCAGATTTGTATGGGTTTATATGGGCTGTTGTTGCTGTTCTACTTTCAACACCTGATGCTATATAGTCACTTTGGGTATTGTTATCACGCAGTATGCGAAAGCCCATAGAAAAATAATCACAAGAAATAGAGAGAGATGGACATAATATAAATTTACTGTTTGTTGACTTAGGTGTAAGTGTTACACTTAGGTTTGTAACATTAGTATAATTATAAGTGCCTATACTCATGTGACCTGTGAAAACTGCATTACCAACCTGTAACACATTACCTGATGTATTAATCCCTAAATCAGCCGCTGTTGGTGTACCACCATTGGCTTTCTGTAGAGTATCGACTTTTATTATACTGGTCATTGTGCGATCTCCATTAATGTCATGTCTGATACACCATCTTGATTAAATCTAATACTTCCAACATTTGATCTTATCCATAACCTATATTGTATGGTAGATGTTGTATTAGGGGAGTCTAATTTTTGTATACCATTCATATTGTAATTATCACCTGTTCGACTGAAGAATATTTCATCAGCTGATATTAAAGTGCTGGCATCACGTAACACTCGCATAAAACCACTACTTGTACCATTCCCTGACATGTGAGCATTAATATTAACTAGTATTTTAGACGTAGAAAATTTAGGTGTGATGTCTAAAAGTAAATCTGTACCTGTTAAACTTGATGAAGTTGATATTGTTACAGCAGCTGTATCCATATTAACAACCTGTATAACATGCCCAGGAATATGCACACCATTGCCACTGGTCTTCTCAACGAGGCTATCGACTTTTAATGTACTCATTGTGCAATCTCCTGTAATACCATTGTAGATTTTGTATCACCATTAAGAACATTATAGTTGTTCCAAAATACTGTCCCCGAACTGTTTTGTTGTAAATATATTTGATAAAGTAGACTGCTTGTTGAACCTGCGGTTTCCATATAATTATAAGAATTTGTATATGTTCCGTAACTAGGTTCATCTCCAGTATCTACATAACCAGCGGTACTATTAAACCTATGCACACTGGATGCACTACCGCCATCTATACGTTTATATAGTTCCTGTGTTACTACTCTACCAGTTCCAGTAATATAAACACCGTTAAGGGAAACAGTAACTAAGATTTTACTATTACTAAATTTAGGGGTTATTGTAGCTGAAAGTGGCATTGCAAAAAAAGACGTAGAAGTTGAACTTCCATAAGTTGAGTACTCCGAATAAATAGTTTGTATCACACTCCCTGCTGGAGCAACAAACCCGTTACTAGCATCCAGTGTTTGACCACTAGGTATTATCACCTTGTTTGCATTAGACCCAGATGTTGGTCCTATTAAGTTTTCGACTTGTAATGTACTCATCTATATCACCGTTAAGTTTCCATTGACTGTCAGAGTAATACCCGATGCCACAGTAAGTGGCCCTGTAGCACTCGCATTTTCATCTGCGTCAATTGTTGTGTTAGTGTTTAGCTCTTGTTCATTAACTCGAAAGATGTCACCTGCTCTTGTTCCAACTGTTCCGTTGTCACCTTTAAACATACCACCACCTGATACACCTG